TGGGCAAAGGCGTCACGCCAAGCCGCTTCGAGGAGGTGGCGGAGTGGCTGCAGCGCGAGCTTGCCGACTACCACGTCACGCCGCAGCCGAGAGCCGAGCACATGGCAGGCCTCTCCCCGCAGCAAAAGCTGGAACAGGCGCTGGCCGGTGGCTGGAAGCCTGCGCGCATCGACCGGGGGCTGCTGATGCTGGCCTTCAGCGAGCGGCAATGGCGCACCGTCACGCACGGGCGCGTCTCCTGGGGCGGGCGGTGGTATCGGTGCGACGCGCTCATGGGCATCGAAGGCAAGGTGCTGTGCGCCAAGCCGCGCGTCTACGAGACCTGGGCGGACATGCTGTTCATCTTTGACAAGCAGGGCCGCCGGATTGGCGAGGCGATACCGGAGTATCTGTTCGGCCTGCTCGACCCCACCGGGGCGAAGGAAGCCGGGCGCAGGCGGCAGGCGCTGCGCCTCTTGAATGCAGACAAGCTGGAGCAGGCCCCGCCGCTGGATGTGCGCGAGGTGTCGGGCCTGCGGGCCGAGCTGCTCGGATTGGATGCGACGTTGCAGCGCGCCGCGGATGCCGCCGTGGAGGTGGAGCCCGCCGAAGAAGCGCGGCTGATGCTGAACCGCATGCGGCTGGTGAGTGAGCAGGCGCAGGCTGCGATGCGGCGGGCAGAGGCGGCCAAACAGGCCGAGCAGCTGATCCGGCTGGCGGAAGACGACCCGGAAGCGGCGGCGCTGCGGGCAATTGGGTTTTGAGGTGCCGCCGGGCGGCGGCCCGGCGGCGGTGTGAAACGGCAAGAAAGGTAAGGAGATTATGGCACGAGAGATCAGAAAAACCAAGGCGGTGGCGGACGCTCTGCGGCTTGCAGAGATCGTCATGGAGTCCGACAACCCCATCGGCGAGATCGTGGGGCCGGCGGGCACGGGCAAGACCATGGCCGGGCGCGCGGTGGCGCAACAGATGGGCGCGATTCGTATCGTGGCGTGGGACGGCATGACGCGGCATCAACTGCTGCGGGCGGTGGCAGAGGCTGTGGGCATCGAGGGCGCAGGTGCGGTGGATCGGCTGCTGGCGACCCGGCCCATGGATGGCGAGGCGAGGCGGATGCTGGTGGTGGATGAGGCCAACAAACTCAACTGGAGGCCACTGGAGGCGCTGCGCTATCTGGCCGACGAGTGCGGCTTTGCTGTGCTCTTGATCGGCACCGAGCTCTATGAGCGTCAGTTCGTGAGCGGGCGCACGCGCGAGCTGCTCTTGCAGCTTGGCAGCCGCATCGGCGCCAAGCGGGCCGCCACCCGGCACCTGGATCGCGCCGAGACGGTGGCGCACGTGCTGCGCCCGCTGTTCGGCGAGATCGTTGACAAGGAACTGGCTACCGCCTTCTGGCAGGGATGCCGACGCGGCAACTTCCGCGAAGCGGTTGAGCTGGCCGAGGAGTGCCGCCGGATCATGGCCGCCAACGGAATGCAGACCTTGACGCCAGCGGTGCTGGAGCTGGCACTTAAGTGGAGCGCGAACCGGCGGGTGGCGGGGAGTGATGCGTGATGCGTCTGCAAGATATTGCCGACGTGCTAGGGTGCAGCAAGGCGACAGCCAGTCGGCTGGCGCGTGGCATCTACGACAAGGAGTCGGATTTGCCCATGCGGTACGCGGCGCTGATGCGGCTCATCGATGAGGCGCGCGCGCAGTCGGCTCCGGAGCGGATTTGTGTCCATTGCCCCCGCGATGACTGCACGGGCTGCCGGGTGGCGGAGTTGTGACATCGCAGGTTTAGAGGGTTCGTTGCACGCCCTGGCCGGGGTGTTTGAAGTTTGAAAGGAGTTTTGAAATGGCGAAGGCAGCAAGAAAAGAGGCGGTGACCAAGGACGAGGCGCAAGGCCAAGCAGCGGCAGCGGCGTGGATCGAGGTGCACGACAGCGACGAGCGTGCCGAGGCGATGCCCGCCCTGGTGCAGCTGGCGGTGCGAGCATGGGAGCTGGTGATGCGCATCGATGAGTTAAATGTGGAACTGACCGCACTCAAAAGCGAGCTGGCCAGCGCGGTGGGCGCTGGGCGTTCGCTGGTGGTGCCCAAAGTGTGCCGGGTGAGCGTTGTGAGCGCGCGCACCGTGAAGGTGGTGGATGCCAAGAAGCTGCGTGCGCTGCTCGGGGATCGCTGGGGCGATCTGGTGACGGAGACGGTCAGCTACAAGCCGACCGAAAAGCTGATCGAGATGAGCGTCGATGGCGATGACCCGATGGCACCGGCGTATCGCGAGCTGCTGAGCGTGTGCACGAGCACGTCAGTACGCATCACCGCACAGAAGTGAGGGGGGTTGAGTCATGGACCGGTCTGACATGGATGTAGATGTGGACGACGCGCTACTGAACCGTATCGCGTGCGGGAAGCCGGTGTGCTGGAGGCGCGGCGGGTGCACTGGCAGCTGCTGCGGCTGCAGCGCTACGAGCAGGCGCTGCGCCACATCGCGGTGCACGGCGATGCTGACAGCGCGATTCTGGCTTACCGCACGCTGAATGGCGACGGCTAGTCGGGGCGGCGGGCCACGGGTGCGGCCCGCCCTGTCTGGCGTGCCGGACAGGGCAGGATGCATCAAGCGGGAGAGCATTATGGCAAGACAGACCGATGGCGCGCGTCGGCGCGCACTGATCGCGCAGGCGCACCTGGCGGCCAGGCAGGCCGGATGCGTGAGCAAGGAAGACCGCCGCGCCATCCAGCAGATGGTGACCGGCAAGGCGAGCTGCGCCGAGATGACCGAGCGCGAGCTGGTGCTGCTGATCGATCACTGGGGGCGCATGGGGGCGGACGTTCGGGCCGCCGCCCCACGGGTGGCGAACGCCCCGGGGATGGCCACGCGCTGGCAACTGGCAACCATCGAGCGGCTGGCGTGGGAGCTTGGGTGGGAAGAAGGGTTGGACGATGCTCGGCTGCTGCGCTTCGTGCAGCGAACCGCCAAGGTCGACTTGGTGCGCTGGCTCGATCGCGCTGCAGCCAGCCGCGTCATAAGCGGTTTGATACGCTGGAAGCGCCAGCGTCAGGCTAAGGGGGTGCAGGCATGAGGCTGGGACGCTGCCCGGTGTGCCATGCGCATCTGCACCTGGACGCCCTGGTGCAGGATGAGGCAGGGCGCGAGCTGCTCGGATTGTGTGCGACGCTGCCCGATGATCTTGGCCGGGCGCTGGTTGGCTATCTGTCGCTGTGGCGACCGGCGCGCGGCGACCTGGATCATGCACGGGCGCTGAAACTCGCGCGCGAGGTGCTGGCGCTGGACCATGACCATGCGCGGCTGGCGTTGGCGCTATCCGAGACAGTAGAGAGCCTGCGCGCCAAGGGCGAGGCGCGGCGAATGACGAATCACAACTACCTCAAGCGGGTGCTGGAAAGCACCCCGGCGGCAGGCAGCCTGTCGGTTGCAGAGCGACCAGCCGTCCAGCATCGCGCGGCCAAGACAAGCACCACGATGGATGCGATGTTGCGACTGGAGGCGATCAAGCGCGCGGCGCGCGATGAGGGGGCGGCATGAAGGTGGCGCCAGGGTGGATGGTGGCCGAAGTGGCCGAGGGCTTGCAGCGCCTGCTGGTGCTACGCCTAGAAGGCACGCCGCCAGCGGACGCCATCGACGGCGTGGTGCTTGCCTGGTGCGATGCGCTGCTGGTGCGCGGCAGGTGGGAAGAAGCGCCTGATGCGCCGCGCATACGTCAGGCGTTCCGGTTGCTGGCCGCGCATGCCACACGCTGGCCTGCGCCAGCGAACCTTTGGGAGCACATCCCGCCGAGGCCGGAGCCAAAGCAGCTGCCGCCCCCGGAGATGACTGAGGAGCAGAGGGCTAAAGTAAAGGCGATGCTGGCCGAGCTCGCCGACAAGATGAGGATGCCAAAATGATGCATGCAGCCAGACTCGAGAACAGCCCGCGTTTGCAGCGGGTGTTAAATGTACTGATGACCGGGCGTACATTGACTACGCTTGACATCGTGGTGGAGGCTGGGGTGTGCGCCGTCAACTCGTGCATCGCGGAGCTGCGCGCCAATGGCTACGACATCCGCTGCTGGCGCGAGGGCGATGTGTGGCTGTACCGGCTGGAGGGTGAGTATGGCCATGGTTGATACCCAGATGCTTGAGAGTCTGATCGGCCGCGAGGCGCTCGAAGCGCTGATACAGACCTGCGGCGGGCTTTCAGTGTGGATACCGAAGCGCTTGCCGCTGTCCGGCCCGCTGTGCGACCTACCGCCGCACGCACAAGAGGCGCTGGTGCGATATGCTGGCGGGACGAAACTCTACATCCCTAAGTGCGACGGCGCGCGGCGCGAGGCGCTGTACCAGAAGATCCGCGCCGAGTATGATGCTGGCGCGCGCGTGAAGGATCTGGCGCGCAAATACCGATTCACGGAACGCTGGATCTACGGAATCCTGGGCCGCCCCAGCCGCGATTGGATGCAGGCCGAGCTGTTTTGACGCGCGGGGTGAACGCTTTCGCGCTTTGCCGCGCACACCCAGCACGCCACAATAGCGGGCATGAAGCGCCTGCCCGCTACTCTGATTGTGGCATCCGCCCTCGCAGTCGCCGGAATCGCCGGCTACGAGGGCTATTCGTCCCGCGCTTACGACGATGGCGTTGGCGTGCAGACCATCGGCTTTGGCAGCACGCGCCACCCTGATGGCACGCCAGTCAAGGCGGGCGATATCGTCACCCCGCAGCGGGCCGTGGTGATGCTGGCGAAGGACGCCGACCGCATCTGGCGCGAGGCAGCGGCCTGCATCGGCGATGTGCCGCTCGCCCAGCATGAGGCCGATGCCTTCGCATCGCTCGCCTACAACATCGGATCAACGGCCTTCTGCCGCTCGAAGCTGGTCAAGAAGCTCAAGCAAACCCCGCCCGACTACGAGGGCGCGTGCCGCGAAATCCTGAAATGGACGCGAGCTGGTGGCCAAGAGCTCCCCGGACTCGTGCGTCGCCGCCAGGACGAATACCGGCAGTGCATGGGAGAGGCGCCATGATCGCCGTCCCGTCAGTGCCGACTTTCGTCGTCGCCATCGTGGCCGCCGCATTTGGTGCGGCGGCCGGCTACACCTGGGAGCACCGCGCCCGCCAGGCCGAAGTTGCTCAGATTCGCGCCGACATTGCCAGCCGCGAAGCCGAAGCCGCCGAGGAATCCCGTCGCCGCATCGAGGCCGCCAGCCGCGCCATGGATGCTGCGCTGGCCGAAAAAGACCGCCGCCTGCTCGCACTCGATGCGATAAACCGGAGACTGCGCCATGACCTCCAATCTGCCACTACGGGCCGCCCTTGCCTGTCTGCTGACGCTCGCGGGCTGCTCCAGCAATTCCCAGCTTTCCGGCTCGGACTGTCCGCGCCCGCCGGCAGCGCTCTTGCAGCCACTGCCGCCCCTGCCGCCTATTCCGGCCAGCCTGCCGGCGAGTCCAGCGACGCCGACATCGCTGGATGGATCCTCGACGCAGCCGCGCTCTACGAATCCTGCCGCGCCCGCATCGACGCCATCCGACAGTGGGACGACGAGGTGAGCCGTGGAAGGTGACGCGATGCTCTCGGGCTTGAGCCTGCCCATGCTGATCTCCGTCGGCGGCGCGGTGCTGGGCGGCGTGTTTGCCCTGCTCAAGTGGTTTGCCGCGCGGCTGCTGGAGGACATCGATAAGCGTCTATCCCGCATCGATGAGGTGGAGGCGCGGGTGGACAAGCTGTTGGCCGACCTGCCGCTGCACTACCAGCGGCGCGAGGACGCGATCCGGGAATTCACTGCCATCAACGCGAAGTTGGACAGGCTTTATGAGCTGCTGGCCCGGAGGAAAGACAATGACTGACCGCCGCATCGATGCCGCCATCGACACCGCCCGCGCCGAGCGCGAGACGCTGCGCTGGGTGATGCTCACCGCACTATGGTATGCGCGGCCATATGGCACGAACGAGAACGTGCTGCTCACATGCGCGCATGACATCCCCGTCTACGCCACCGCCGACCTGATCCGCCGCGAGCTCGGCTGGCTGGAATCTCACGGCCTGGCGCGGATCGAGCGCCATGGGCCGGTCTGGGCCGCCATGCTCACCGCTCACGGCGAGGACGTCTACGACTACCGGGCCGAGGCCCCGGCGGGCCTCGCCCGCCCGCCACGCTGGTGAGGTGCGCCATGCCGCGCCGCCCGAAGGTGACGCAGCTGCCGCCCGATCTGCGCCGCGATCTCGAAAAGCTGCTGGCCGACCAGACCCACGGCGGCTATCAGGCGCTTTCCGCCTGGCTGGCCGAACAGGGCTACCAGATCGGCAAAAGCAGCCTGCACCGCTACGACCAGCGCTTGCAGCGCAGCATGGCCGCCATCCGCGCCAGCACCGAGGCGGCCAAGATCATCGCCCAGGCGAGCCCCGACGAGGCGGACGAGCACTCCGCCGCCGTCATCCGCTTGGTGCAGTCGGCCCTCTTCGACGCGATGCTCGCCGTGCGCGAGGCCGAAGACGCCGACCCGGCGGAGCAGGTCAAGCTATTGACCCACGCCGCGCGCGCGGTGGCCGAAGCGTCGCGCGCGTCCATCGGGCAGAAGAAGTGGGCCGAAGAGGTGCGGGCCAAGCTGGATGCGGTGGAGCGCGCCGCTGCGCGCGAGGGCAAGACGTTGGACGCGGCGACGCTGGAGGCGATCAAGAGGGGGTTGTATGGGGGGTGAGCACAAGCCAGTTGCGCCGTTTCTGAAATACGTCGGCGGCAAGCGCTGGCTGGCGCGGCGCATCGTCTCGATGTTGCCGGAGCACGTCTGCTACGCCGAGCCATTCGGCGGCATGGGTGCGGTGCTGCTGGCCAAGCCAAAGAGCAAGGTGGAGGTGTGGAACGACATCGACGGCGGCCTGGCCAACGTAATGCGCGTCGTCAAATACCACCCGGACGCGCTGGCCGATGAGCTGCGCTGGATGCTGATCCACCGCGCCGAGCGCTTGCGCTGGA